AAATATTCATTCCCGGCATCAGCCGTTGATGGAATAACCAAAAGAACATCGCCCGAATAACCGGTTGCTCCTGTGTTTGTTAGACCCCCAAAATCACTAAAATCAAACGAATTGTCGTAAGACAATGTTAGAAAAGTAACGTCAGTGTCTGCATCCCAATCAAGGGAGGCCGGAGCATCTGGAGCACCGCTGCATGTGTACCATATCTTGTTTAAAGTAACGGTTGAACAAGCGGTTCCGTCTGGGCTTGTGTTTAGTCCTGAAACATCAACTAAGGTTGTGCTACTCGCACTACCGTCTGAATAAATAGAACAATAAACAATAAGCTTCTTCTGTCCATCAAATTGCTTAGTGGGACCTGTGACTGTATTAGCCATAATCTACCCCCTATTAAGCGTCAGCAAATGGAGTTACTATAGTTCCTGAACCTAATATGATTCCTTGAACTGCATATTTAGCAGATGCCATCGCGGTAACTTGTACGATACTACCTACAAGTCCGCCTTTAGTAGTTCCATTCATAGTAATAACGTCGTTAGATGCGCCTGAGATAAAAGTTTTACCTGTTGCGTCGTTTACACCTGTGTAAGTGCCACCAACAAATTTGTCAGTGCCATCAGTTAAGATGTCCATATCGGTTGCTGCTGTTTCAACAACAAAAGTAAACACAGAACCCAAATTATTAAGTTGATTTGGATCGCTATCTTCACCTGGAGTTGTTGCGACGATTGAAGGTAGTGTAAATTTACCGTCTGCGTCGTTACAAAGCAGAACTTTTCCCGCGTGAGCAGCTACTGTAAGTGATGTGTCTGCTGTTAAGCTAACAACACAAGCATTACCTGCTGAAATAAAACCAGCCAATGATTGCACTGGTCCTGAAAAGGTTGTTTTCGCCATAATTTTTTCTCCTGAAAAAATAAGTCCTACCGTCTTGGCAAGTCTGCTAGGTCAGTCTGTAGGACAAGTTAACCCTAGAAAAGTGTGCCGGGTTGAGTAAGAAACCCCCGGCGAGGTTCCATTTACTGGTTCTTAAGCGCCTTGTGAGCCATATATGCCACGAGGATTACTCCAACCAAAGCTGTAACGCTCTCTAGCCTTGAAGCGAACATTTCCAGTATCAAAATCACCTTCCATGTTAGTGCTTATAGGCGTTCGCACGAAATGCTTCATTCCGTCTGGACAATCTGTTAAGACAAACCATGCGTCTGTATCAGTTAGGAAATGGTTGACGGCATAGCCTTCAGGTATCATTCCCATGCTTCTCATTGCATTGATGTCGTTATCAGCAGTTCCAACACGGCCTGGAGTTTCAAGCAAGCGTTCTGCTATAAATTGAAGTTGTGGTGGCACAATTAGCTTCATGCCTTGAAGAGCAAGCGTTAGGTTACGATCATCAACAAGAGTTGAGACTGTAATCAACGAATCTTCAAGAGATGTTTCGTTCAGATCAACTTGGGTACTAGGTGTGTTTGAGTAAGTACCGCCACCCGCTAGGGTATGCGCACTGTTCACTAGAGACAGTCCGTCTCCACCTGTGTAACTAGAGCTAAAAGCATTATTCAAAACATTAGCAGCCTTAACCTGCTTAGTGTGAGCCATAGATCGCGCAAGCGCTTTCGTATAACGTGCACCAAGTCGGTCGTAGAGATTATCCTCTACAGCTTCTTCTGTTAATGCAAATGCAAGTGCAATAGTTTCATGGGTATAGCGAGCAGTAAAGCCTTCATAGGCTGTATCAAACTCAACACCATCGCCCTCACGCTTCACGGGAGCATTTCCGAATCCTGCAATAAGAACTTCTTCTTCAAAAGCTCTATCTGAATTTTCAGACTCGAAAATTTCCTCGTGTTCATTCTCATAACGAGAATACTCCATGCCGAATAGGGCATTTAAACCAGGTTCTAGTTCTTTAGTGAGCTGTGCTCTTGAAATAGCCATTAGTTATATCTCCCTTATGCTAGACCAACTTGAGCCTGTCTATACAGATGGTTCTGTATTAAACAAAGCACATTGGTGTTTGCACTTCCGACGTCGGAGTTCTGAGGGTCTGTAGATATACCGATTGCTTTCAGTGGCAACGTTGCTGTAGTAGCACCTGTTGTCACGTCAAGCTCAACATTAGAACGACCACTTTGGGTTGATCCGACTGTGGATTGATCCACAATGTCGAAATTACCCCAAAGATCCGCTACTGGCATAGCAGCATCTGCTTGTACTTCATAAACGACATAAGGGTCGTCAATGATGAAAGCGACTGCGTCAGTAGCAGCATTACCAGGCCAGTAATTACTCCACGTTGGTTTACTTGTAGTGGGGTCAGTGTAAAAACAACCGTTGAACACACCAATGATGATGTCGCTTGTAGCGCTTCCACCATCAGCACGAGCGATACGAGTAACCGTACCTCCTGTGTTCTGAGTCACAATGTCACCCATGTAAATATTCGTAGAATAAGATGTGGCACTCGTCGTAATCCTATATCTAGATTGACCTCCGTTGAACGGTGAACCGCTAACATGCTTGGCTGGACGCAAACCAAATGCGGCGTCTTTATTTGCCATAATTAACTTCTCCGATCACGAGATTAAAATTAAGTAACTCTAAGACTTCGTCTTTGAATTACCGCCAAAAGTAACCCTGGATTGCCGGTTTTTTGTAATCGGCATTGCAGGATGTTCTTCACGCATGAGGTCATTGTCAACTGCATTCATTTGATTAATTGTTTTTTCCTCAAAATACTGATTTCGTTCTTCAGCAATTGATTCATCGATTTTACAAAGCATGAGTCCACCAATTCCGACCACACCTGCGTGTTTGCCGTGATCAATGGTTGGCACATCAAACTCTGGAATTTCATCCGGTTTGACAGGCTCCCAGCCTTCACGAAATCGTTGCATCACATTCTTTCGATCTTCCTGACCTCTTACCTCGGTTCGTACCCAACGGTATCGAACACCGGCGGGAGGCTCCGGGGTTTTCAAAAGAGATGGCGGTTCCCAAGGGCGTCTAGCCTTTTGAGTCTCGCGTTTTTCTGAACTTCGAGAAGTTCTATCAATTTCAACGTTTTCTTCGATTTCAATTTTATCATTCATGAGTTATCTAACCTCGCTTTGTGAACTGCATAATCTTTGAAAGAAACCCCTAGACGTTTAGCTAATTGCTGTTCGCTAGGTGTCAGCTCTACCTGATTACGATTTTTCCTGCGTCCATTTGAGTTACTGCGTGATGGTGAAGCAACGGTTTGGACGGGTTTCCCGTCGGCTTCCACGTTATTTTCAAACTTGTTTGGCAATTCTTGCCTCATTCGTTTATTGATCTCAGAGTAATAGTCCTCTGACTCTGTGTCAAATCCTTCTTGTGCTAATTGCTCATGAACTGCAATAGCCACATTGGTCATAACCTTGTCTTGACCAAACCAAGTGTTTTTATTTGCCCATTGTTGAGCACGCTGAGACGGTTGTTGATACTCAGGTTGTCGAGACGGTGGCTGTTGAGCCGCGCTCATTCGTTGTTCCTGAATGTAGGCTTGCTGTTGAGCGTTGTATTGCTCCATCTCCTGGTTGTATCTTTGAAGCTGTCCCTGGTACTGATCGTAAGCGACTTTATCAGCAGAAGCCGCGGCCAATATGGATTGAGCTTCCGCTATTTTTTCAGCCTCTCCTTCTTCCATGGCTTTTTGTAGCGCTATCTTGGATGCTTCCAATTGCGACTCTACTCGCGCTCCAAACTCAGCGCCATAGCTTTGTGACATTTGCGCTTGCTGGTTCTTTAAATTCTTGTTTTCTTCGGCAATTTGCTTTGCGTACTGAAGCGCTTGAAGTTCTCGTCGTTGATAATCTTTAGCTTGCTTAACGGCCTTATCAATTCTATTTTGCGCTAATTTAGTTCTTTTCTCAGCCTCGTTTTGAATTGTCTCAGCCTCTTTCTCAATGTGAGGACTTGTTTCAAAATCTTCTTTAACTTCTTCTTCTTCTATGGGGGGAAGATTTTCTAAATCTTTTCCCTCTAGTTCAATAAAGGTTGATTCTTCTGATACCTCTTCATTAGCTCGTTTCCCTTCTGGTAACGCCGCCTTTTCAATTTTCTCGTCAGTAATTTCTGGTAATTCTTCTGCCATGTTTTTGCTCCGATTATAAGCTCTGAATGTCGTCCGGATCCAAAATGGTACCAATGACTTCGTCGTCGTTAATAATTCTAACTTCTCCGCCATCGTCCAACCTGAATCGAGCACCAGCATATCGACCAATTAATACCCAGTCCTTCGCTTCACACCAAGGCTCCCCGGCAAACTTGCCAGAATCCTTGTAAGCCAATGGACCGACTTTTAACACATACGCCACCACCGTTGCCAAAGCTTCTCTATCTACAAACGTATCGGGTAAAACAATACCTCCTTCTGTGACTCCTTTTCCCTTATAAGGCAACACCAATAAACGCCAACCCGTTGGTTCGGGCATTCGTTCTAGTAGTGAGCTGTCGATAAGGGAGGGGTCAAGCACTCTTTCTTGAGGTTCGATGTAGGCATCTTGAATAGATGCTTCACCGTTTGTTTTGCTTTCCTCTATTTTTTGCGCTTCTTTTTGAGCCTTGCGTTCGGCTTCTATATGTTGGGGGACTGCTAAGTCACTCATCAAAACTGTCTCCAGTTGCTTTTTGCAACACTTCTTTTACATCATCCTCAAAGGAGCGAAGTGCCGTTAACTCTCCAATAAGGAAACGATAGTCTTCCATCGTTTTTATTGAACCGCTCGACAGATGATCAGAAATTCGTTCTTGTCTATCTCGCAGTTCGTTTAAAATATACTCTGCTAATCGTAAACCGTCCACTCTTTTTTAAATACCGCCGGGCTGACCTATATAAATATTTTCTCGCATCGGGTCTTTTTTAAAGTCAGGATCTGTTTGTAAGCCAAAACCTTGAGGCGGAGAAGGATTGTGAAGCGCTGGATCAAGAACCGGAGCTGGATCAAACAAAGGATGCCCTGGTCCAAAATCTGGAATTTTTCCCAAACGCCTTTGTAAAATCGGTTCAATCAAGGCTTCAACATCTGCCATATTTATTTGTTGCGGAGGTTGGGGTTGCTGTCCTTGAAATTGATTCTCAAGTTGTGAAATTCTTGATTTTAAACCGCTTGGATCAAACATTTGTCGTCCTTCCAAATCGCCTATTCTTGCTTGTAATGTAGGATCAAACATTTGTCTGTTCTGTAAGGCGCTAATTTGACTTTGTAATCCTGTTGGATCAAACATTTGTCTGCTTTCTAGCGCGCTTAACCTTGATTGTAAACCGCTTGGATCAAACATTTCTCTTCCTTGCAGTTCAGCAATTTGGCTTTGTAGTCCTGTGGGGTCAAACGGTGTGAATGCTGGCATTTGTCTTTCTTCCAACGCAGACAACCTAGACTGTAAACCGCTTGGATTAAATCCATACTGTCCGAAAACACCGCCCCAGTCATAATCTGTTGGATTAAAGGTTTCTCCGGCTAAACCACGCTCACCTTGTATTCCTTGTAAGCCTTGAAGACCTTGCAATCCTCTCTCACCTTGAAGACCTTGCAATCCTCTCTCACCTTGAAGACCTTGCAATCCTCTCTCACCTTGAAGACCTTGCAATCCTCTCTCACCTTGAATGCCTTGTAAGCCCTGTGCCCCAGCAGCACCTGTCGCTCCTTGTAAGCCCTGTGCCCCAGCAGCGCCTGTCGCTCCTGTGGCACCTACGATTGGCGTCGGTGGTGTTGGTGCGGGCGCCATTCCACTATCGTCATTAATTATGTCC